GCTGTAGAGGGTCGAAACTGGTGAGTTTGAAAAAGTATCTCTCCTATATTTCACTTTGGGAACATTACAATTTACTACTACTACTACATAACAATACTTCAACATCTGCGGGATATATCAATCCTCGCTAACGCGAAACTTCAAAATGCGAACGGCTTTGGCAATGCGAAGCACTTCTCTATAATGTTCCCCAGCACGGCTACATTTGGGAACATTAGGCACATATTCGGGAACATTAGGTGGAACATTGCATGATATCAATGACTTAGGCCAAAACCAAAAAAGAACATTACATGAAATCAAATACTTAGGCCTCAAGCCTAACTTTCTTCGTGCAGATGCGCCACGCTGCCTCGGAAACTGGTTGTGTTAACATCCTAACAGGAAAACTCAGGCCTGAGCCTAACTCTGCGATGATCATCTGCGCCACGCTGCTTCGGAAACTGGTTTGAATGTGGGGGAGAATCGCGCCAAAAAAAGGACAAAAAAAGGGGAGAGCATTTGCTCCCCCCAATGTATTAGTCTTTGATGCCCAACTTTTTGGCATAAGCTGATAAGCTCTTATGCTGAGCAACTCGAGCCGTTGCGGCTTTGGGTGTTTCACCCTCCCAACGGATCACATTACCCTTGTCATTGTAACGTGGCGCAAGTTTGGCTATGCCGTTCAAGATTGACGTGTGAGCCGCACTCAACTTAGATGGTTTCGCCTTTTCAATAGGCGTCTCGGTTGCTTCCCATGCCGCTTTTCTGTACTTGCCCAATATAGACATAGATTTCGTATTTATGTCAGTAATGGTACACGGCAAACGTTTGCCGAATGTGGATGATTTTATGTCACGATCAAGATATGATACCTGACTACTCTTTTCCAACTTCCCCCAATTCTTTTTGGGTGACTGCATAACCCGCACTACTTTAGCCAATACTGCGGCATTGCTGCAGACGTGAGCATAAAAGCGCGCTTGGATGGGAAAGAATAACGCATTATCTGCGTCATTCGTGCTTTTGATATCGCCGCTACCATCGGGTGCTTTCCATGTCGCACCTGAACGTACCATATCGCCAATCATACCATTGCCTTCTTTAAACATGGTATTGATGAAGGCACCCTTCATATTGGTTGCTTTGCCTTCAGCGGCAAGAGCCGCATCTAATGCTTTGAGTGATGCGGGTGTTACAATTCTGTTTGATGTTTTTGCCATTGTCATGGTTCCTAATTGTTAGGCCGTAGGCCTAAGTTATTGTCATCCTCACAAGTGTGTTGCTTGCCGTTTGACAAGTATATTTATAGGGTATTTTAAACTAAGCGCAAGCGTTTGATGTATGACGCTAACGGCGCAACACGGCGCGACTACCCCCCACATAGGGGTATCCCCCCTCGACTAGCATTGGCACCGCGCGCCCTATATATACTAATCTAGACAAATTTTTTACGTTTCTACACGTTTAGGTAGATACCCGCTCTGGTTGTACCCCCTACTTGAAAAACCCCCCTACCCAAAAATATTATTATAGTGTAAAAAAATTTTATACGTGTTGGAGGACACCGCTATGGACCCAGACAAGATTATAGACTTTCCCGTGCTGTCTGAATTGGATCGGCAGTTTCTTGAACTAGAGAAACAGCAAGAGCTAATACGTGAGCAGGCAAAGCGCATAGAAGATGATGAGTGGGATAAAATTATAGAGGGCTTACTCAAGTGACTATCCATGTATCGCCAGACGTAGATGTACCACTGCCAGACGCAGCAGTTAAGATAGACGCACCTGTCCGTATATCAGGCGCAGCAGAGACAACTAAGATGCTTGCCGATCATGGATTAGAGATAGAGGTTACATCTGAGGACAAAGAAGTGGCGGCACAAGTAGCTCTTGGTTATGCGGAAGACCCCACAACTGCTGCTAGGAAGCTAACTACTAAGAAAGCGGCGATGATGACACCTGCGTCTTTGTTACTTACGGATCGCATACTTAAAGACTTCGGGCACTCTATTGTTAAGAGCGCAACACAAGTACGGCATATGGTAACTAACAAGCTGATTCAGGAGACTGAGAGTGACGATGCCCGTATTCGTATCCGTGCCTTAGAGTTGTTAGGTAAGATTAGTGACGTAGGTTTGTTCTCGGACAAAACTGAAGTTACCGTCACGCACCAGACTACAGATGATATAAGAGATCGCCTGCGTGATAAGTTAACCAAGCTCGTAGAACCAGAAGAAGAGATAGAGGACGCTATAATTATAGATGTAGATGCAGAGCTGGGCATAAAAAATGAAGGATAACGTCACAAATGACTTTTCCGAAGAAGAGGTCCAGCAGATGCTGGACAACTTGGACAGCTTCTCAGACGAAGAAATAGCCGAGATAGACAAGCTGGTAGAAGAGCTGGGGATACGTAAGCGCAACAAAACCGCTTATGATGACCTGATAGAGTTCTGTAAACGGATGCAGGATGACTACATAGTAGGGCGTCACCACCGCATTCTTGCTGATCTGCTGATGGCTATTGAGGCGGGTGACGAGGATCGCATCTGTGTCAACATACCTCCACGTCACGGCAAGTCTCAGCTAGTATCTATATTTTTTCCCGCGTGGTTCTTAGGACGTAATCCTAACAAGAAGGTTATGATGGTGTCACACACCACTGATCTAGCTGTAGACTTTGGACGTAAGGTGCGTAATCTTATTTCTTTAGATGACTACAAAGCTATATTCCCTGCGGTTAAGCTAGCGGTAGATAGTAAGTCTGCGGGGCGTTGGAATACGAATTTTGGTGGTGAGTATTATGCGTGTGGTGTCGGTTCTGCTCTTGCTGGTCGGGGCGCTGACCTCCTGCTCATTGACGATCCCCACTCAGAACAAGATGTTATCAACGGCAACTTCTCTGTGTTTGAGAGAGCATACGAGTGGTATACCTTTGGTGCGCGTACTCGTCTTATGCCGGGTGGTCGAGTAGCTATCATACAGACGCGCTGGCACATGGATGACCTGACAGGTCGTGTGACCGCTGATATGGTCAAGAACGAGAAGTCAGATCAGTTTGAGATTATAGAGTTCCCCGCCATCCTAGACTCTGAAGATAAGGACGGTAAGCCCATACAGAAACCGCTGTGGCCTGAGTTCTTTGACTTAGAGGCGCTGCTACGCACAAAGTCATCTATGCCCACGTTTCAGTGGAACGCACAGTATCAGCAGCAACCCACCGCAGAAGAAGCGTCTATCGTCAAACGTGAGTGGTGGCGCATATGGGCTGACGATGATCCGCCTGACTGTGAGTACATCATAATGTCGCTTGATGCTGCAGCCGAGAAACACAACCGCGCTGACTATACATCGCTTACAACATGGGGTGTGTTCTTCAACGAAGAGGAGGAGATGCACAACCTCATACTGTTGAACGCCATAAAAGAACGCATGGAGTTCCCAGAGCTAAAAGAGCTAGCTGTACAAGAATATCATGATTGGGAACCTGACGCGTTCATCGTGGAGAAAAAGTCATCGGGGTCAGCCTTGTATCAAGAGATGAGACGCATGGACCTACCTGTGCAGGAGTACACACCGCACCGTGGGTCGGGTGATAAGATGGCACGTCTTAACTCTGTGGCTGACATAATACGGTCAGAGCTATGTTGGGTTCCGCCAAAACGTTGGGCAGAAGAGTTGGTAGAAGAAATAGCTGGGTTTCCGTTTATGTCTAATGATGACCAAGTTGACTCTACAGTTATGGCCCTGTTGCGTTTTAGACAGGGTGGGTTCATACGACTACCCACTGATGTGTGGGATGATGAGCCTGATTTACCCCGAAGAGCAGACTATTATTAACGTGCTAGCTTTATCACGTAGGTTTTGGTATCACGCCTATAGGACGCTGGCCGCGTCCCGTGGGGGTGTTCTGGTTTTCCTCCCCATTTATAGGGCACCCTCACATCGACAAAGGTATACTTATTTGCTAGAACTACAAAAGAAACACCGTAGCGAGGCCCGACATGGCGATTGAAAAGATGATGACTCCCAGTGAGGTTGAGTTATTGGGCGAAGGTCCAGATTTAGAAGTAGAAGTTATGGCCGACGCTGATAGCGCAGTTGAAGTTGAGATGGATGATGGGTCTGTAGTTATAAACTTTGGAAATCCCGGCCT